CAAGAGTAAGCACTATTTACGGAAACTATAAACTGAAATGACTATGATGAATTTTGCAACCGACACTTGTAGCGGGAAAATAATGCTCTATTGCTACTACGATGGGCGCAAGGTGAGCGACTATGTGCTTACTCTTGCCGAAGCCAAAGCCCTGCACCGAATACTGGGCGAAACGATTGAACAACTTAAAGACGAAAGATTATGCAACGCAGACACCTACTTGAATGTAAGGGATGCCGACACCTCGGCTGGCACAGACCACGCAAAAAAGTGATGTGGTATTGTTGCTATCGCAAAGTACATAAGTGTTTGCTCGGACTGTACTCTTGCCCAGAGGAAGATGATTACAACAAACTAAACAAGGAATGACACTATGACACAGAGTTTTTTGATAAACATTGACCCGTTCTGCCGAGATATAATTGTGTGTTTCGGCTCGTTGAGAGACGCTTTACTTACCTATCACGATGTGGATAAGGTGGATGCGCTCTTATCGAAACTTGATTTTTCTAACCCACGACTGAAAGGAAAGACAATCTACGATAACGAGAGCGGAATACTTGCGGTATGGTCACCAGCGATGCCTACTACGCCAGAAGATTTTGGTTTTCTTGTGCATGAATTATTCCACGCAACCTGCGTTGTTATTGCAACGATAGGCGCACAGCCCTCAGATGATACCGAAGAAGTGTACGCCTATTTGCTTGGCTACCTCACTAAGCGAGTTTTGGATGAACTGCCTGTCACTTTTTCCGTTTGCGGTCGGGAGATTGTGTCAGGACAGAACCTGCCAAAGTCTTAGTCGTTTTTGAGGACTTTGGATTGCGCAATGCCTTAGCCGCAATGGATGCGACTCTTGAAGATGTTTTTTCGTTTTTGGCCATAATAAAACGATTAAAGATTTTGTGGCAATATTACCAATTATTATTAACTGCAATAATTATACCAACACTATGACTCATGAACTACAGCGCAAGGTGGACTTCGCACATATACAAGGGGCTTAAATAAGTCTTTTTTAAGCCCTATAAAATAGTGCGTTTATAGTGTACCACACTACACAACAAAAATTTACCCCCACAACCCCGATAATGGGCTATTGTGGGGGTTATTTTTTGCACTTTTAGGTAAAATAAGCGAAAAAAGCGCGCGAAAATCTATGAAACGAACAAATTTTTAGTAATTTTGTGGTGTTTACACTATAAACACTATTCACAATGAAAACAGAAAAAGTAAAAATCACGCAGGTCAAAATCAACAGCGAGAACCCGCGTGTCATCACAAGCGACAAGTTCAACAAGTTAGTCAATTCAATCCTTGTATTGCCGAAAATGCTGGAGATACGCCCAATCGTGGTTGATAACGTGATGAAGGCACTCGGTGGCAACATGCGGCTCCAAGCCTTGAAGGAAATCGCCAAGTGGAAACCGGAAGCACTCGCCCAGCGACTCGCCTCACTACCCGACTACAACCGAAAAACGGAGGGCGAACGCGCCGCGCTTGTAGAGTACTGGGGCAACTGGCTCGCCAAGCCACAAGTCCACATAATCAATGCTTCGGAGCTGAGCGAGGACGAGCGCAAGCAGTTCATGATTAAGGACAACGTGCAGTTCGGTCAGTGGGACTACGACAAACTCGCCAACAACTGGGACAATACACGCCTCAACGAAATGGGCATGGACGTGTGGGACACCACACCGACAACCTTTGCCCCATTGGGCGGCCAGCCGGCAACAACGCCAGCCGAACCTGGCGAAGATGAAAACGATGGCACATTCAGCGGTGCTCTTCCCCCGGAACTACAGGGCGTTGACCTCAATCCAAACGAATTGCCCAAGATAGAGGGCACAGATGAGACTGCGCGCGAACGCGTAATCATTGTGTACAAGAAGGAACAAGCCGAACAACTTGCTAACTTACTCGGTATAGCCGAAGTGAGCAAGGTTGTGTGGACGCTGGACGAGATAATGGAGCCGAAAGCATGACCTATGACGAGTACATAGCATATCACCGCCGAGGCGATGCGGGGGTCGAGGAAAGAATGATTGCCTCACTTTGTCGTCACTTCAAGTTGGACGAGTGGGATTCATTCCGGTTGATATACTTCTACACTATGACCTACCACATCCCGAGTGCTCTTGCTATGCTACTGGAGGGTGAGCGCGACATCAAGAAACTCAAATTCAGAACAGACCGCAGATACGTACGGTGTAATGGCGCATATCCGCGATTGCTCAAGGAACTCACCAAGGATAAGCAGGAGAGGCTGAAAGCCGTGACCAATACGCAAGATGCCTATAATGAGGTCAAGTCGTGGTTCTTCTTCGGCCGGTATGCGGCATATTTGTTCCTTGAGGTGTATTGCAACGTGTTCAAGCCCGACTGGGTGGATAACGTAACCTATGGGTGGGAGCCGGACGAGAATTACACCCTCGGCGCAATCTCGCTCACGAGGAGCAAAGAAAAGTCCGCGCTTGATAAATTCCTTATTCGTGCTAAAAAAGACGCAGGAGACAACGCTTTTGCCATTGAAACGAGCTTGTGCGCTATCGCCAAGTTCGCCAAGGGCACTCGGTGGGATGGCTTCTACGCCGAGCGCATGCTGGAGGAAGCAAAGGAGAGTAAGTATTCAAACATCATATACTCGCTTGTATGAGAAAGACATGTGTATTTATCAGCGGCACAAATTGCACCGGCAAAACTACATTGGCCAAAGAACTTTTACAGCAATGTGGAGGCATTGACCATACAGACGAGTGGAACACCTATTGCGGTGATGGGAAAACTTGCTTCGGAGGTAAATACTCAATGGAGCGCCGGTACGGGGGCATAGATGGGTTCAGCCAGACTAAGTGCTTAGAGCAAGTCGTTGCGAATGGGCTTAAGAACTGCGAGGTGGTGATATGCGAGGGAATGTATCTGCACTCATTCGGGCTCAACCTGACCAACGCTATGTTTCAAGCAGACCGGCACCTGTTAGTGTTTTTGTACGCGCCGACGCAGACAATCCACTCGCGCCTAATAGAACGCAGTGGCAAAGGCATTACTAACAAAGCTGTAATCAGTAAGCAACACAGCGGTGCTCGCGCGGCCCAAAAGTGGCAATCTATAGGTGTGCCAGTCCTAACCTTTGACACAAGCCGAATTAGTGTTGAAGATGAGGCTCGCATAATAATCGCTAAAATCAATGAGCTATGTGGAGAGTAAGCTCCTACAACGATAACGCGGTCAAGGAGATATGCTACAATTGCGGTTCTAAGGTGGCCAAGCAGTCGTACAATTACTTCCGCAGGATGCACTACGTTACAGGAGGCAAGGTGTGGAGCAAGGTGTGGAGCAAGGGCGAAACGCCTATCGCATTCTACTATGCTTCGCGCTGCCGCGACCATGTACGCCTAATAGAGATAGCCGTGAAAGAGGACTGCCACAAGCAGGGAATAGGCAAAATGGTGCTTCTCGACCTCCTCTCGGCAATGAAACAAGAGGGGGTGAGCAAACTTACATTCCGCACTCCAATCGCTGAGGACGCGCAAAAATTTTGGCTTCACATGGGCGCACGTATTATGGACGTGAAAGGAGACGACTACGAAATGGAATTAACAATCAAAATAGACAACGATAATGGCACATTACGGAAGTCCACGATGGACGAATGAGATAGCCGATTGCTCAATGCCGATGACATTTGACACGTACTCGAATTGTTCGTTCGGGTGCATTTACTGCTTCTCGCAATTCCAGCGCGGCAATGGACATGGCAAAGATAACTACTTCGCTAAAAAAGAGGTATTGAACGTTGACCCAGAGCGGATCAAAAAGATGTTCACCGAGCCAGACAAATACGGCGGTCAGTTCACCGAATATATCAAGCAGCGTAGGGTGATGCAGTGGGGCGGGCTGAGCGACCAGTTCGACGGTTTCGAGCGAACACGCGGCGTGACGCTTGAACTTCTCCGTTTCTTTAAGGAAATAGACTATCCGCTATGCTTCTCAACCAAGGCGACTTGGTGGACGGAAGACGAGCGGTACATGTCGCTTGTTGAGGGGCAAAAGAACTGGAATTTCAAGTTCAGCATAATCACGCTGGACGAGGCCAAGGCGCGCGTGATAGAGAAAGGAGTGCCGTCGCCATTAAAGCGACTCGAGGCAATACGCCGCATTGCCGAGGCCGGGGCTGGCGGAGCAACACTCCGCTTGCGTCCATTCATTATCGGCGTATCTACGCCCACCTATCTTGACCTTATCCGCGAAGCGCACGACAGAGGCGCAGATGCGGTTAGCACGGAGTTCTTCTGTATGGAGCAACGCTCGAAGTCGCTTCGCGAGCAAATGCCCGTTTTCAACGAAATGTGCGGATTTGACCTGTTCGAGTTCTACAAGAAGTATAGCGTTGCGCAAGGCTATATGCGGCTCAACCGCAAAGTGAAAGAGCCGTTCTTCCGGAACATGAAAGCACTATGCGAGGAACTGGGTATGCGCTTTTACGTGAGTGACGCACATTTCAAGGAACTATGCAACAACGGCTCTTGTTGTGGGCTACCGCCGCACTGGAACTACTCGCGCGGCCAGTTCTGCGAGGCATTGCAGATAGCCAAGAAGTCGCCCGACCATAGAGTGCGTTGGGGCGATGTGCGGACGGACATTGACTCGCTTTTGAGCGGTTTCGACTGGCGAGGCGCAACCGGTTTCAACACGAACACAAGCGAGCGGAAAGCGAAGTTCTATGCTATGAGCATGGCCGACTATATGCGTTGGTTGTGGAACAATCCCCAGAGCGGACAATCGCCTTACAAGTTGTTCGAGGGCGCACTCAAGCCGGTGGGCTATGACTCGGACAAGAATATGATATACGAGTATAACGGAGCGACATTCTAATGACACACAAGCAAGCAAAACAAAGACGCGACTACCACCGTAGCGCAATCATGCGGCAGGAGATAGTGGCCCAGCTATTCAAGCGAGGTTATTCCTATACGGAGATACGGCACGAGGTCATGGCTCGACTTGACCTTGCCTCATACTCGCTATCGACTGTGTGCAAGGATGTGAACACGCTGCTGGAGGAGTGGCGCAAGTGCCGCATAGAGAACCTTGACTACGCCCTGCAGTTGGAGTTACAGCGCATTGACGACTTAATCAAGGAAGCATGGGAAGCCTGGGAGAAGTCCAAGGAGGACGGTGTGGAAAAAACAAGCAAGCAGAAAGGAGTGCCAATCCCCGAGAGCGAGGATGGTGAAGGAGGTGGAGTGGCGACTATCTCAATGGAGCAGACCCAAAAGGAACTGCGCCCATGCGGCGACCCACGCTACCTTGATATGATACACAAGTTACTTATTGAACGCCGCAAGTTGCTTGGATTGTATGCGCCGGAGAAGCGCGAATTGGACCACAAGGGAGGTGTGAGCGTGAATATGACGCGCGACGAGATAACGGCAGAATTGAAAAGATTGAGGATATTGACCGGTGGAAGCAACGGCTGACATAGGACTGATGCTAAGGGAACTTGAATTGAGACGCAGGTTCCTGCAACTTGACGCGGCAGAGAACTTCCGCCAGTTCCTGCCGTACATCAACACGTCCTACGACCGCCAATGGTTTCACACGGAAATAGCCGACCAATGCCAGAAGCTGTTGGACGGACAAATAACAAACCTCATGGTGTTCATGCCGCCACAGCACGGCAAGAGCGAGATTGTGAGCCGACAGTTCCCGGCGTGGGCTTTGGGGCGCGACCCCGACTTGAAAATAGTGGGGTGTTCGTATTCGGCCGACCTTGCTCAGCAATTCAGTCGCTCCATACAGCGTACGATAGACACGGCGGAGTATGGGGCAATATTCCCTCTAACCACGCTCAACGGCTCGCAATCCAAGGCCACTCGCGGCTATTTGCGCAACGCGGACCAATTCGAGATTGTCGGCTACAAGGGATTCTACAAGTCCGTGGGCGTGGGCGGTTCCCTGACCGGAACGCCGGTTGACATAGCCATAATTGACGACCCGGTAAAGGACGCATTAGAGGCCTATTCTGCCACTTATAGAGAGCGGATATGGGAGTGGTACACCTCAGTGCTTGTAACGCGCTTACACAACAAATCTCGCCAATTATTCATTATGACGCGGTGGCACGAGGACGACCTTGCCGGACGCATCCTTGAACGTGAGGCAGACAAGTGGACGGTGCTCTCAATCCCAGCCATCCGAGAACGGCTCGACGACGGCAACGCGAGCGACCCGCGCAACGTGGGTGAAGCGTTGTGGGAAGAGCGCCACTCGCTCAAAAGGTTGCGCCAGGCCGAAGGACGTAGCCCGAGAACCTTTGCCGCGCTGTATCAACAGCATCCATCCATAGAGGGGGGTAACATCATTCGCCGCGATTGGTTCAAGCACATCAAAACAGCGGAGTTCAACCGCATCTACGACCGTGAGCCCATTGTGTTCTTCCTTGACACCGCATATACCGACAAGACAGACAACGACCCCACCGGAATCATAGCGACATGTAAGATAGGAGGGGACTTGTATATTACCCATGCCCATAAGGTGCTGATGCGCTTCCCCGACTTGCTACGCTTCATTCCGAAGTATGCGAACGAACACGGCTACACGCGCAGTTCCTCTATCCGCATCGAGCCCAAGGCCAATGGCATATCCGTAATAGACCAGCTCAAGGAAGTAACCGGCTTGAACATAGTGAGCACGCCCAGTCCGAAAGACAGCAAGGAAACGCGACTCTATGCCGCTTCGCCTGTGGTTGAGAGTGGCCGTGTAGTGCTTGTTGACGGAGCGTGGAACGAGGCATTCGAGGACGAAATATGCGGATTCCCGGCCAAGCCTCACGACGAATACGTGGACTTGCTCGGTTACGCTATAGACTATCACATTAGCAATCCGTTCAAGCCTATCAACAAGGCGCGCACGGCAAGCATGATATACTAACACCCAAAAGACTAAAGACAAATGGCACTTATCAATGACATCATCCAGTTAGGCAAGCGCACTGCCAACGACATCATTGCAGATTTGCGCGAGAAATCAATCGTGGTTCCAGCGTGGGGCGGAAGAACAGGGCTCGTGAGCGAATACGACCCCAAGAAGCATCCCGTAATGAACAAGTCAATATACCCAGACGTAGTCAAGAGCAACGGGGAAGTTGACCGAGTAACGCGTGTAACCTATAACTTCCAGCAATTGGCTGTAAAACGTATGACGGAATTGTGTTGCGGCGTGCCGGTTAAGCGTGTGTATTCGGCCGAGAACGATCGGCAGAAAGAAGTTGCCGGCTACCTCGAGAAGGTGTTTAGCCGCAATCGCATTGATAGTGTGAACGTGGAGCGACTCACAATGCTTTTTGCCGGTTGCGAAGTCATGACGTTGTGGTATGCCCAGGAGCAACCGACGACAGCGTATGGCTTTAGTAGCCCACTCAAGTTCCGCTGCCGTAACTTCTCTCCCATGCTTGGTGATGCGCTCTATCCTTTGTTCGACGACATGGGCGACCTCATCGCCTTGTCCGTTGGCTATAAACGAAAAGTTGGCGGCAAGACAATGGCGTTCTTCGACGCGTACACAGCCGAAGCGCACTACAAATGGAGCGACAACGGGGCAGGCGGTTGGGAACTGATGGAGCAGGACAACATCGCAAAACTGGGTAAGATTCCTGCCGTATATATGTATCGCCCCACACCCATTTGGGAGGACACAAGCAAGATAGTGTACGAAATGGAGTGGGCGATGAGCCGCAATGGGAACTATCTGCGCAAAAACTCCAAGCCCCTGTTCTGTGTGTTCGCCGACCAAGAAGTGAATTATGGCAACGAGGGCAACGAGAAAGAAGAATTCAAAGCGATACTACAGTACCCCAAGGGAAGTACGGCAAACTATGTAACCTGGGCGCAAGCAGTGGAGAACTTGAAATTCCACATCACGGAACTTCGGCAGTCGTTCTTTACGCAACTCCAACTTCCTGATTGGTCCTACGAGAGCATGAAAGCAACACCCATGAGCGGTGAGAGCCGTAAGCAATTGTTCATCGACGCGCAACTAAAGGTCAAGGACGAGAGCGGACGGTTGCTCGAGTTCTTCGACCGCGAAGTAAATGTGGTCAAGGCATTCTTACGCCTTGCCTTGGGCGAGAGTTACGCCAAAGACATTGACGCGCTACCGGTTGAGAACATCATATCGCCGTTCACCATCACCGAGGAAAAGGACACCATCAGCAACCTTATGACTGCCAATGGTAATAAGCCCATCATCAGCCAGCGCGAAGCCATAGAGCAACTGGGCTGGAGCGACGATGTGGACAAGACCTTGCAGGAAATCAACGAGGAGAGCATGGTTGACGCATTTGAACTGACGCAGTAGCCCATGGCGCGCCGAGCGACTAAACCCATCCAAGTGGAGCCGAAACACCGCTGCCGCGAATGCGCCCACTCCAGCGACTGGTGTAACAAATCCGTCGCCGGCCAATACATTCTCTGCCGGTGTGACTACCGCAAGCACTACCACTTCCTTTCAGACCCCCAATGTGAACATTTCGTATTGAGAAGAACAGATGCCCAAGCCCAAGAATAAGTACGACCAGACCCACCTTGCCAATCAAGCCAAATACCAGCGGCAGATAGACAAGATTTACCGACATGCTGTCACCGAGGCGGCAGCCGTAGGCGTATCTATACAGGGCTTCGACCCAGAACAGGTGTTTAGCCTTGCCGACTTCCCGCAAGCGGCTAAGCGCGTGGACGAACTTGTGGCCGACCTACGTAAGCAAATGAATACGTGTATCGTGAACGGAGTGCGTTCGGAGTGGACACTGGCCAACAACAAAAACAACGAACTGTGTAACGTGGTGTTCGGCGACAACGTGGCACGGCTCACCCAAGCGGAGTACCGCCGTTACTATTCCAC